GGAGAAGAAGTGGGGCTGATGCTGACATTATTTGACCTCCAAGTCAAAGAGAATTACCATGTAGATAAATAATACAACATTTACTCTTCTTCGGAAGCAACCTCAAATAAAGAAGGCTGGCTCTCATTTGCCAGTGTTAAAAGCCTGTTTTTTTCTTTTTCTTCTGCTAGCCGTTCAGTCGCTATTAGGGCATATTCAGGGTTTAACTCGCACCCCAGATACGACCTACCTAGTCTCTGCGCCACCACACCCGTAGTCCCAGCACCAAAAAACACATCTAAAACAGTGCATGGAACAACTTCTTCGGTTGGGCATTTGCACTCCTTACCCCAACCTATTGTGTCTGTTTGAGAGAACCCTGCATCCCCTTTTCCATTGATTTCCCCATATGCGCCGTTGTAGTTGTTTGGACGGTATCGAGGATCGTCTTCTGGGAGTTCGTTGCGTGCTATCCGTTTGCGACTGACTTGACGAACCACTGGAGAACCACATTGAGCACAACACCCCTTCTTGCTCGTACCAGAGGCAATACAAGGCTCTATGAGGTCTTGTGGGAAGGTGGCGAAGTGCGCCCCCTTGAATGGTTTCGTCGTTACTGTCCATACTGACCTCTTGTTTCTGAACGCACCAGTCGAACCGTGCATTGCATTGGATATTCCCACATCTTTCCTACTATCAGCACGAGACCCCCTGTCATCATAAGCGTATTTGGCAGGTTCTTTGATTGCTTCGCTATCAAAATAATAGTGAGGTTTTTTTGTCAAAAGAAAAATGTACTCATGGGATTTCGTGCATCTATCTCTCACCGACTCGGGCATCGGATTTGGCTTTGCCCAGATGATGTCTTGCCGTAGGTACCACCCGTCTGCCTGCAGGGCGAAAGCAACTCGCCAAGGTACTCCAACCAAATCCTTGGCTTTCAAACCTTCGGGAACCGTTCGTTTTGTAGTGTTGTCGTTGACGCCCTTTTTTTGTTTTACTTTGCCAGACAAGCCGTTCGTATTTCCCTCTTTTGTAGTTGCATAACTATCGCCGAGGTTGAGCCAAAGTGTTCCGTCATCTCGTAGAACCCTGTGAACTTCTCGGAAGACTTGAACCATATGCTCAACGTATTCGTCAACTGTTGGTTCCAAACCAAGTTGACTATCTTCCCGCATTGCCCCACAACGAAAACATTGAACTTTATATATCCCGTCACCGATTGCGCCCTCTAAAAGTTTTTGCCCTGTGGAACAACTCTCACTGAATTTACTGTCACGCTTATGAGAGCAGTCAGGGTCTCCACCTATCCATGTTGCCGTTCCGTAATCACGCAAACCCCAATACGGGGGAGATGTGACTACGCAATGAACGCTTTTGTCTCGGACAGAAGCCAATGTTTCTCGTACATCACCGATAAGGATGTTGGGGTCAAGAACGACGGGCAGCACAGAACTCTCTTCCATATTTTTTTGCGTTTCCCCGTCGTCTCCCACTAGGAGACAAATGTTACTTGTAAATCTTGAACCAAGCAAGCATTCTCTTGCGAATTGATGGCGATTTGACATCATTCGCCCTCACCAAAGAGGAAGAGGAAGAGGCAGCCGCTTTCAAGAAATTGTCACGGGTGACAAACTGCGGTTTTGCTTGTTCGATTTTTGCTTGAATTTCAGTACGGGGTTGTTCCTTCGCACTATTGGCAGCAGGCTTTTTTTTGGTCGGACTCTTTTTGGAAGAAGTCTTTTTAACCGCTGATTTCTTGGTGGATGGTTTCTTGCTGTTGTTTGATTTTGCTGTCATGTTTCACAGACTAGTACACAAATCGGACCCCAAAATCAACTGTTTTTTAACCGCATGTCAATGAAGTATCGTTTTCTTGTATGTACACAGGATTTCACGAGACCGACATGGACAAGATAGCCCTATGCACAGAATCGGTCAAAACAGCCAAAATAGCATTAGTCAAAGAAGACGGAATCGGTTCTGATTTAAACATTAATATATTTGGGTGGAAAAAAAATGAATTAGTTATTATTGCCCAAATGAAAAATACTTTCAAAATAACCAAGGATGAGCGACTGCCGTTGATTATTGAAGCGTCTTGCATATTGAGACAGGGTTGGGGCATTGACGAGTTCACATTAGCCGCCGAAGGATATTGCTCAATGGCGCCAGCACAGACACAGGGAAAAGACCTATCCGTCCTTTATGCGAATAATGACAGTTCAGTCAAAGAATGTATTTCGTTTACGCATCTAAGCAAAAAAGACCACACATTTGTCGCAATGCCATACAAGATAGAACTCGGAAGAAACATAAACTTCGGGGACGTGCTTTGGTACCCCGGCGGGCACGTCATGAGGGATATACAATTCCCCGCAGCGCTCAAAGCATCATTGAAACTAAAGAGCGTCGCCATAACTCAAGAAGGCAAAATGGACAAAGAGGAATACTACGGAACTCTTGCCTCTGCTGTAATGAATTGCGGATTTGAAATATTTTACAGAGACGACATATAAGCCCAAAGAGGAAAAATATGGACTTTGCCAACTACCAACTACGCACAAACCAAACCGCCATCTACCCTCCCGATAAGGCTCTTGAGTATCTTGCTCTTGGTCTCGTCTCCGAAGCGGGAGAAGTTGCAGGGAAAGTAAAGAAGATAATTAGAGACCACGACTCCGTGTTGACCGAAGAAACCAAAGAAAAACTACTTGCAGAAATTGGTGATGTGCTGTGGTACATCGCTCAACTTTGTGAAACCCTCGGCACAAACATGGGTCTTGTCGCGCGAAACAATGTTGAAAAACTTGCTAAAAGGCAAGAAAAAAATACTCTGAGCGGAGACGGAGACAATAGATAACAATCTAGACAAATACTAGATATCTATTTGGTCTTCTGGCTCTTTCTGCGATACGACAGGGTTTTCGGCTTCAACTATTTCAGCGTCCTCAATATCGTCTGCCCCATCAGCCAACGCCGGGAAATCGCCGAGCAGTTGCTGAATTGTTTCTTTCGGCATAATGCCAGCATCAGCCATCAGGGCAAGCAATTTCTTGCCCTCGGCTTCAGAGTCAAACTTCTCAACCTGAACCACACCAGGAGCACCAGCCAAAACGGCTCGAAGCGGAGAAGAGTCTCGAACATCCATCTGAACATTGACATTTGTCTGATCCATACCAAGCAGTTTCGCTCGTCTGTCAATAATTGAAAGCACCGTTGATACCGCTTTAATATCTGGCTCTATGGAAACCTCAGTACCGTCGTCCATCTTCTGTTTTCTATGTTGCGTTAGCGGCCAGATTGCGGACTGTAGAGCGTCCAATCTTTCAAGTTCCATTTGAAGCACTTCAGGATAAATAAGAAGCGCTTCCTGGCTCAATTTGTTCAATTGCCTCTTAATTGAGTTGGAAACATTGGCAGTACCAATACCAAACCTGCGTGCAATCTCTGCAGTTGGCACACCCGCCTGCCTCATCTTGAAAATACGTAAGTCTCGTTCGGCGAGAAACTCTCTTGTTAAACCTTTTTCAGCCATTTTAAGACGCCTTCATAAACTCTAGAACTTCAAACGGGAAAACTGTTCCCCTCCTCATTTTAGTCGGAAACTCCCTCAGGTCTCTCGCGCCGCGGAAATGTCGAACATCGTAAACATAATCACCGACGGCAGTCGGGTCAGGAGTCAGTGAAAGACCGAACTCCGGCCACCGAGACCACACGGCAGAACCAAACGGTCGCAAATCCCTTGTAGAAGAAGAAGTACCCAAGGGGGCATGGTGCTCCAACCAAAGAGCACAGTTGTAATAATCCCGCAACATGTCAAAATATTTTGCTACTTCAACGGTTATTGACTCAGATGTTCTACCGCCTGGATCAACGAAAGACTTGTAAATAGGACCGAGAAGAATTAAGTCGGGTTTGATTGTGTCAACTGCTTCCTCAATGATTGAGCGGTCTGATGGACGCATCAAATCGACACCTGAGGGTTTAATCAAAATGTGGCACTCAGGCTCGCCCTCCAGATGTCCGAGACGTCGTGCTGCGCCCATGATATTTGATGAAGTTCGCCTAATTATTCGTTCAGGGTTTTCAAGGTCAATCGTCAAAGTCCTTATTGGCTTCATACGAGACATATTGAATGGGTTGATACCGAATGAACTACAAATCGCTATCTGCCTAGCGAGCATGGTTTTTCCAACACCTTCAGCGGCTACAACGATTACCCGCTCGCCACGCTCAAGAACATTGGGGATAATCCAGTCGTATTCATCATTCTCGGTTTCAAGCAAGAAGTCAGACCAATTGACAAGTCTCCCTCTATCAATTTCATCTTCGTGACCGAAAGAACTAATCATCATTGACGCCTTTGTTAGGCGAACAGTTTCAGAAATATCTTCTCTAACCAACAACGAATTGATTCGTTCCGCCAGAGCGACTAGTGGTGTTGTTGCATCAACGATGGCTTCTGTCTGCTTCTCTTCTTCTTCACGCTCAACGATGTCGTCAAGCGCATCAGCATTATTCATTTCAATCAAATCGTCAATTGTTCCACCAGCGCCAAGGAGTTCAGAAACATCTTTGTAGTTTTTGGGGGGAACCCAAGTAACAACCGTGCAACCATTTTTTTCAAGTGTTTTGGCAACCATTTTCGCATGGTCACGACCGACACTGTCGTTATCGGAAACAATCCAAACCTGTGCGCCCTCTAACGCTTTAGTGTGAATGTCAAGCCACTTGCCAGCACCGCCAGGTGGGGTGGTCGCACACATTCCGATTTTGACTAAATTGTCGGCGTCTTTTTCGCCCTCCACAAGCCAAATGAGTTCGCCAATACTTTTGCTGTGTAGAACATCGGGTAAACGATAAAGAACTTTTGGTGTGTCGTCTAACGTGAAAATGTACTTGCCCTTGTTCACAGGGTCGGGTCTTCGTTGTCGAAAAGTCTTTTTACCCCATTGGTCTACAAAGCGCTGTTTTTGGAATAAAAGTTTTCCATTTTCGTCACGGTAGTCATATGTGGCTACTAGGGAAAGTTTTCGTTCTTCTTTCTTGTCGGGGTATAAATCCTTTACTGTTACACCCATCGCCTGACAGACTTGTTCCACGGAGCAACCCTGACCACGGTGGCAGGTAATCAGAATTTTGTCTTCGCTACCCAACCCAATGGAAAGTGAAGGGTTATTGTCGTCGTTGCGACATGGACAACTAGCCTCAAAACCGTTGCTTGTTGGTCGGACACCGTTTAGTTTGGAAATAAACCTGTCAACATGTATAGGGACAGAAACATTACTCATTAACTAATCCTAGTCGGGTGACTGTTCTGCCAACCCGACCAGCATTTACTGACCTTCGGACAGAGGGCGAAGACTGCCTATCAGAAGGTAATTGAATTCCTTTTTGGCGTCTCAAAACTTCTCTTTCAACTTCAGTTTTCCCACCCCAAACACCAAGTGGTTCAAAATGCAAAGAATATTCCAAACATCCCTTGATGACTTTGCACGATTCGCATATTGCTTTTGCTGTTTCAACTTTTTTATTTTGATTTTTGCCATTGAACATGTATCGATTGCCATAAGACGGATAAAAAATTGTAATGTCTTTTCCTCTACACAATGCTTGCGTCGTGTCAAAGAAATCGTCTATGTCTTGCGTGTCCACAATGCCCCCGAAATTTTTTGTGTTTATGTTCGTCACACGCTACAACCCTGAGGGGTGAGTTAAATGGTTTTCGGGTATTTCCCAATTTTTTTGGCGAGTTCTATGTCGAGAAAAATTCTCACATAATTGACACGAAGAATGTTGTTCTCGTCAATTTCAGACATCACTTCAACGCTGTCCTGTGGACAACCTATGGCGCTTGCTATTCCAGCACGAAGTTCCGCCATATTGACTTCCTCATTTATTGATTCGTCGTAAAAATCCCATACTTCCTCAATGGTCGGTGGTTGAACGATGGTTAGAGCCCTTAGTTCTTTGCCTTTTTCTTCACCGATAACACACCAAGTACAGGCAATTTGTGGGGCTGTGGAAGCCCGTTTGCGCACCTCTATGTGACCGCATTCAAGTTTGTGGTGGTAGGAGACATCCCCCCAACCCCCCTTCCTGTCAATGGAAACAATTATTTTTTGGGGAGCAGACTTTTTATTTATCACACATTTATTGTAGTAATGTCTTGCTCGTGAGAAAAAATGTCATGGGTTTAGACCTCTCCCTAACAAGCACGGGGATAAGCATCAATGGGTCTACACAAAGCATCAGAACAAAAAACAGAGGGTCAAAACGGCTTATTGAGATTAGAGACAGCATATTGGACATGGCGAAAGCCCATAAGGTTCAAATAGTCGCCGTTGAGGGCTATTCCTATGCCTCGCAGTACTCCCAAGCCCACTCCATCGGCGAACTGGGTGGAGTGGTAAAGGTGGCGATTAGGGAACTTGGCTTGCCGATGGCGGTCATTCCGCCGACTTGTCGAGCAAAGTTTGCGACAGGGAAGGGAAACTCTGGTAAATCAGATGTAATGGCTTCCATCACAGCGAAAACGGGGTTATTATTTACAGGTGCTGACGGAAACGACCGATGTGATGCTTGGATACTTGAACAAATGACGCTGACATATTTGGGTCTGTCTGCTTACGAATGGAACCAAGACCAACTCTTGGCACTAAACAAATGTGATTTTACAGAATTGGAAAAGGGGAACAATGGCTAGGTCGCAACCCATATCGCAGGTAGAAATTGAATCAGAGATTATGCGTCTCTTGAACATACTTGAAGAAGAAACTGAAGCCTTTGAGGTTCTCGCTGTTGACGCAGCAAAAAAAGATGCTCTAATGAAAGGCAATTGGGCGAAAGAGTATCTAGCCGCCAAGGGGTCTATTAAAGAGCGTGAAGCGTGGGCAGACTACAAACTCTCCGACGAAGCATATTCATACAAGATCAGCGAAGCGTTAGTTAAATCTAAAAGAGAAAAACTTCTGACCGTGCGCACATCTTTGGATGCGCTCAGAACATTGAACGCCAATGTTCGCATACAAACAGGGGCATAAATGTGCAAGATTTGATACAAACTCCACAATTGACTTTAGTCCTTGGTGATTGTAGGGAGATGTTATTAAAACTTGATATTGATTACGAAAAATCAATTTTTGTGAGCGACCCCCCGTTCAACATTGGGTATCACTACGACACTTATGACGACGACATGACCGAAGACGATTACTACACTTTTCTTCTTGAAGTGTTCGGCACCAACAAGCAGGTAATTGTCCATTATCCAGAAGCGCTTTACCGACATTCCTACAACATCGGAATTTTTCCTGACAGGGTTGTCAGTTGGGTGTACAACTCAAACACCGCCAAGCAACATAGAGACATTGGATTTTTTGGAGTTCGTCCAGATTTTCGCAAAGTTGGGCAGGATTACAAAAATCCTTCAGACAAAAGGATTGCGAAACGGATAGCAGAAGGCAAAACAGCAAGACTTTACGACTGGTGGGAAATTAACCAAGTCAAAAATGTGAGTTCGGAAAAAACAGAACACCCTTGCCAAATGCCCTACGAAGTCATGCGTCGAATAGTAGGAATTCTGCCTGATGATTACACAATAATTGACCCTTTCATGGGGAGCGGAACAACTGGTCTAGCCTGTAAAGAACTAGGGAGAAACTTTATCGGTATTGAACTAGACGCAAAATATTTTGAGATTTCAAAACGGAGACTTAATGTCTAACATTCACAAAAACATAGAACACTTGGCTATCCCACTCACCGAACTTGTTCATCTAGAGAACAACCCACGAAAAGGCAACATTGACGCAATTGTTGCCTCATACAAAGAGTTTGGTCAAGTAAAACCAATCGTCATAAAAGACAACAACGATGGGACTTCAACAATCATTGCGGGGAACCATCAATACGAGGCAGCCAAAAAACTTGGATGGGACAAAATTGCTTGTGTGAAATTTGAAGGAGATACAGAAAGTGCTATTGCTTACGCTTTGGCGGATAACCGAACGAATGAATTGGGAACGACAGATAGCAACATGCTGTTTGAACTCCTTGGGGAAGTCGGAGAGCAATACGACAATTTGATAGACGCACTTGGTTGGGACGAATTTGATTTAGCCTCCATGGAAGGCGAGTATTACCAAGAAGATGACACTCCGTATGAAGCACCCGTCATTCAACCAATAGCGACACCTGAACCGTCAAGCAACCCGACGGTAATTAGTACGCAAATGGAAAACGGCGAAACAATGCTTACCGCCCCAAAAGGTACAGACATACAGCAGGCTGTGACACAGGGAGCCCCATCTGTGGTGGCGAACGGGTCAAAAACAATAGTTCAGTACACACTTGTATTTGACAGCCCAGACCAGCAAAGAAAATGGTACGACTTTATTCGCTGGCTCAAATCAGACCCAGGCACAGACGGAGAAACAACTGCGGAACGAGTATTAAATTTCGTTGATGCACACGCCAACTACTAGATTTCGTATAGATTTAAGGCGATGAAAAACCTCCTACTTGTTGGCGATGTAAGAGAAACACTCAAACAAATTGCGGACAAATCGGTTCACTGTTGCATTACGAGCCCGCCCTATTGGGGTCTGCGGGATTACGGGAACGACGGGCAACTTGGTCTAGAGCCAACACCAAACGAATATATTGACGAATTGGTCAAGGTATTCAAAGAGATACATCGAGTATTACGAGATGACGGAACCCTGTGGTTGAACATTGGAGACAGTTACGCATCTTTTAGAGATGGCAAAGTTACGCCAGATACCACGAGAGGAGAAAGCAAAGGAACTCTTGTGGAAAAAGGGAAAGCGTCCAACCGCATGGCGTCGTCCTTTGTCAACACATCGATAAAGCACAAAGATGTCGTCGGAATTCCATGGCGTCTCGCCTTCGCCCTGCAAGCAGACGGGTGGTTTCTGAGGCAAGACATTATTTGGGCTAAACCCAACCCGATGCCAGAATCCGTTGCGGACAGATGCACCAAAAGTCATGAATACATATTTCTGTTAACTAAATTGCCAAAATATTATTTTGACTATGAGGCAATCAAAGAAAAAGCCGTATCCAACAACAAACCACGACAATTCGGAGCCACGAAACCAGTGGGGACTTTGCGCAACGATGTCGGCAGGATGTTTGAAGATAGCGGAATGAGGAATAAGCGTTCTGTGTGGACGGTGACAGTTAAGCCTTTCAGGGAGGCGCATTTCGCCACATTCCCTTCGGAACTCATAGAACCGTGTGTCCTGTCTGGCACATCCGAGCACGGTGTATGTAATCAGTGTGGAAAACAATATGAACGCAAAATGGAAAAAGGTGAAATCCCTGAAAGAAAAACACGAGACAATACATTGGGTGTGCACCCAAACAGGTTGACAACTACTCGCCTTAATAGTGTTGACATGATTGCCATACCGCATCATCAAGTTGGATGGCAGAAGACCTGTGACTGTGAAAAAAGTACGCCAGTTCCCGCCACGGTGTTAGACCCGTTCTTTGGCTCAGGAACCACGGGTCTTGTTTCACAACAACTCGGAAGGAATTGGATTGGTTGCGAAATCAACCCTGAATACGCAAAAATAGCATCCGAGAGGCTCGCCCAAGAGTTTTAATTGAAATAAACTAGGCAAGTGGAAACCAATCTCATAATTTGCGGTGACTCCTTAGAGCAACTGCGTAAGTTGCCCGACTCCACAATCCATACTGTTGTGACTTCGCCCCCATACAACAAGAAGGGCATACAAAACGGCAGGACTCAGAACAGCAATCAAATATGGCAGAAGCACAATATTGATTACAACGAATACCACGACAACATGCCCGAAGACGAATATCAGAATTGGATAATCGAAGTCATCAACGAACTTCACCGTGTTATCACACCTGACGGTTCCATTTTTTTTAACCACAAACCAAGACGCCACAACAATCAAGCGAGACTGCCGACCGAGTTTATTCATCAATCAAAAGCCAACATTTATCAACTTATTATTTGGAATAGAAAAAATAGCCCAAATATCCGCAGTGACCATCTTTTGCCGAACACCGAACACATTTATTGGCTGTGTAAGGACAAGCCGAAAACATTTCGGAAAAATCTTGACGCTCGATTTCTTGGAGAAATTTGGGATATACCGCCACAAAAGCAAACCACTCACCCTGCGCCGTTTCCACCACAACTAGTAGAAAACTGTATTCTTCTCACCACACAACCAGAAGATATAGTCCTAGACCCTTTCAATGGGATAGGCACGACCACATCGGTCGCAAGAAAACTAAACAGGCGATACATCGGGTACGACTTGGACGCCAAATATGTGGAGCAAGCAAAACACGACTTGACAGACTATTCTTAGTCTGATAATCTGAGACAGTGTTGGTCTTGGCAAAATAGTGGTACAACCCGTAAAACAATTTTATTTATAGGTTGTGATTTAAAAATTTAGGCGATAGACTAAATACAATGGTAAAAAAATAACTAGACCGAAAGGCAATACATAAGTGAAAAAACTAAACGAAGAAATCATCACAAACTATCATCATTCACTTTGGGATGAAGCAAAAGCAAAACACGGGAGTGTATACAAAGTTCCTTTTGAAGAAGATATGCGCATGGGCGATTTGGTTAGAGGGTTGCATGTTCTACACCTTTGGCAAACAGACGGAGGCACAGGCAACGCATTGCGTTTCATAAAAAATTACAACCTTTGGCAACAAACAGTAGACACATTGGTATCCGAATTTGTTGAATACTTCGGTGTTGAATCAGAAGAAGAAATTGAAAAAGCACTTGAACCCGTTGAGAAGCGTGCAGACAAATTCAACAGGTTCCTAAAATGGGCGAACGAACACCATTTTGAGCAGTACACGACCGAACAATTGACCGAGCAAAGTGGTTTCTCGTATCAGACCACCCTCAAGTACTTGCAAGAATCACCAACTTTCAGAAAACTCAAAAAGGGTCTATGGGAAATCCGTGACGCAAAATTTGATAGAGAAGCGGCAGGAAAATAATGACCGTCGCACAGGACAATAAAACATACACAGTTCACATCCCGTTGCGAGGCAAAAGCGCACAATACTTTTATGACGACTTGGCGATGGAACTCTCCGACCAACTGGAAGAAGATGACCCCGACCAAATGGAACTATCCGAACTCATCTGTGGCGACGACTACAGCAAAAGAGCAGTACAGATAATCAAAGACCGCCAGCCTCAACTAGAACTCAAAATTTCCCGAGGTGCATTGAAGCACCTTATTTCTGTCGTCGAATATCGGACACAAGATTTTGGGATAGACGACAAAGACCCCGACTGTCGGAAACTCATGAAATGGGGGCAAAAAGTCATTGACTCACTCACCCACTCCCTCAACGGCACGACTCCACCACCTGCACCACCTGCACCTCGGAAACCTAAACCTCTCACCGCGAAACAAAGAGCAAAACTTACCAAACAGCGACACAGACTACTCACCAAAGAAGCGCATATCATTTGGAAAAAAATGGAGAAATGGCACGGCGGGAAACCCCTACCCGAAATCACTATTGCAATCGCACGCAGAGAAAATAAAATGGGCTCAGGATGGGCAGACGCACCACGAGAACACAGCAACTGGAACCCCAAACCTCGCATTCAAATAAACATCCCGACCGAAATACCTAACGACAAACAATGGTGGGTGTGGGCAGTTCTCGTCCACGAACTCGCACACCACGCATGTCCACCGATAAAAGCAGAAACAGGCAAAGGATGGCGAGACAACACCCATCACCGTGTCTTCTACTACTGCATCAGGTATGTGTGGGAGAAGCGACTGAAGTGCGAACTCACCTTTAAGGATGTAAAAACTTGGGGTTACTCGGTAGACCGCATCATAGAGAAACAAGGAAAACACCTAGTGAAATTCAAACTACCCAACCACAATAAATAAACCCAAACAGTCCCTCACTAGATAAACTACAACGAGATGGAAACTGCTGCAAAATATCCGTTGATGCACCTCACCGCCCGAGAAGTATTACAACTACGCCAATTCACCAACCTCTGCAAAGCAAACAAAAATGACCACCAAGTCACCGACCGCAAATACACAAAACAAGCCACAGAAAAAGGCATCATCATGCTCGGCAAAGCAGGAGAAGTAATCGTCTCCCGCTACTACAACACACAAATAGATTGGGAAATCTACATCGGCGCAGACAACGGCTTCGACACCAACATAAACAACAAAACAACCGAAATCAAAACATCAAGCCAAAAAGACTTAATCATTAACGACCCCGAACACTGCAAATACGGGCTGTGGAAACCCGACACAGAACAATGCATCG